GCACCTGTCAAAGCTCCACCAATCGTCACGAAGTCACCCACACCAAACAGATGATTCTTGGACACCTTATAAGTAGTTTCATTGCCAGCATCGGAAGCCATCGCCGTCTTCAATACATGATACAGCCCCGTTTCCGGATCTTTCACCACGATCACGATCGGAGGAAGCTCGTCCAACGACTTGCCATTGAACAAAGCGTTCCGCAAATCCCGGCGGTCAATCGTCCCACCGCCGATCACATCCTCAATAATCTTTTCAATTCCGGGAGGATACTGGAATTCTCTTTCTCTTTTTCTGTACATAACGTTACACTTTTCTTGGATTATTCAATACCCAGGTTCACCACACCGGGATTATTTGCGCTCTTGTCGGCATCCTGATCCATCAGCTTCGCCCAATCCGCCTCGGAACGCTCCGGAAGATTCACGGAACCGGGAGCGTAATCACCACGGGCCACGGCATCATCGATCGCCTTTTGCTGGATTCCGGTAAACTCTTCGGAAAGCTCCTTGATTTGATCCTCGATAGAGGTTTCCGAAGCCAAGTCCACACGTCCCAGCCAGTTATCCGGAAGACCAGCATCTTTCAACTGCTTACGGACTGTTTCTTTCTTAGCCTCGTTTGCCGAGTTGGTAATGGAATCGCCCACCTTCTTAGCCATATCATCGACGCTCTTCCTCATACTTTCCAGATAAGCTTTCAGTTCCGGGCTAAGATCCTTCAACAGCTCTTCTTCCGTTTTCTTGTTCTTATCCGGATCTTCTACCGGTTTACCATCCTTCAACCCATGCTTGGCTTCATAAGCGGCGACAGCGGCCGTTTCAGCCGTAGTCTTAGCTTCATTCTCCGCTTCTTGGATTGCCGGAAGAATATTATCCTTGAACAGGTCCACGAAAGCCTCTATCCCCTCGGCTTTCTCAATCTTGAACGTCTTTTGAATACGT